TAGCCTTTAGGTAAGCTATTTCTCTTTCGGTAAGTTTGCCTTCTTTTTTAGCTTTAGAAAGAATAGCATTTTCACTTAAAGGTTTATCGAGTCCCTCTATAGTAACATTGTTACCAGCCTTAGACGCAAAGTTCGTCTGTGTAGTTGGGGCTTCATAGACTTCTGGTTTACCAACGCTAAGAAGAACTTCTTGCCCAGATACTGACTCTACTGTTTTACGCGTCTTTTTAATTTCTTGATTCTCATTTGTCATTTCTTCATCCCTTTTAAAGAAAGAGAGGGCAGATTTTACTCTACCCTCTCTTTTATAGTTATTGGTTATCGACGACAGCTGATTTACCAGCTCTCCATCTGATAACGTCATTAGCAATACCTGCAGGAAGTGCAGCGCCTGTCTTTAACGTTACACCAATTGCAGATACGTTAGTTTTCGCATCATCAAAAGAGTTAACGTAGACAGCTTCAGCAGCTTCACCAAAAGGAACTACCATTGCTTGGTTGCAAGGAGCAGCGGCAGTTGCTGGGAATACAAACGCCGTAAAACCAACTGAACTAATATCAGTGGTAAACGTATTTGCAGTTACCGCAGTAATTGTTACCGCTTTGTTATTAATCTCGCGCATACCACAGACATCAGGAACCATGATACGTACTTTTTGACCAACCGTAAGACCATGGTCACGTGAGCATGATACTACAGCAGGATTTGCAGCAGTAATCGCCGTAATAACCACCGTATGAGGAAGGTAAAGATCAGAGTATTGGATCTTTTTGTAGATACCAGTAATTACACCAGTATCAACAATGGCAGGTAAATAACCGACAGTGAAAGATACACCTGGGTTAATTGCTGTTACTTGCCAATCTATACCTTCAAGTTGGTGACCACCAACAGCGGCACCTACAGGAACAATGGTATATAGTCTTACAAGATCGCCAACTGAAAGACCAGCTGTATTAGCTGTTAATACAACACCAGCCGCACTAACATTTGTAATTGCAATAGGAGCAAAAGCAGTAACAATGGACGTATCAGTTAAGATAAAACCAGTTGTTGTTTCTTTTGTTGCCAATGTTTCAAACGTAGCAGCCTTCTTTGAATCAAGATAGAAGTCAGTTGAAGCCATACCACGTTGGAAATAGAAGTGGATAGCACCTGCTGCTGCTGCTGTTTGATTTGTTTCATTCCATACTTCAATCCAGTCAATGTCTGAACGCATCGTAAGGAATTTATCCGTTGCAGTTGCGCCTTGAGTAAACGAACCACAATAGCCGTTATAGTTTTCCATGATGTCTCCTTACGCCAATGTGCATTTTAAGAGTGCTACCCATTGGTCATTCAAAATGGCACTTGCGTGACGCATTTTAAATCCAAGCGTAGAGAACAGAGCAAGAGCACCATTAAGATGAGCAGGGCGATATACAAATTGACTTGCATAGCCAGCTAACTTAACAGAAGCATAAGACTCTTGTGCTACAAATGGGATTGTGTACATATCGACACCAACACCAGCGCCGTTAATTTCTTTAGCAGCCACTGACGATACCAAGAATCTGGCATTCGCAACGGTACCCCATTCCGAATACTTACTTTCATTCTTTGACGAAGGATAAGCGTTCTTCGAAAGGAAGCCCTCTACTTGGCCAAGACCACGTGAACCACAAAGATCAGTGTGGGCAAAAGCAAAGTAAGCATCACGAACTGGAGCTGTTGCAAACATGTCTGCACCGGGCATACCCTCAGAAATCATCATACCGTTGTTACCAAGAAGTAAGGTTGTTACTTCATCAATATCAATACGGTTGAGTTCTGTTGCAGGGAAACGACCGTTACCACCGTTTGTGCAGAAGATAGTTGTTGCGGAAGATAAAAGACATTTCTTAACGAGTTCATCTTCGGTTTTTCTACTATCTATTACTTTATAACTTATAGAATCTTCTATAAGCGGGCAGTCATTTCTGCTGCCTCTTACGGTTTCCCGTAAGACTAGACTATCACATACCGCACGCATTAAAGTGCAGCCCCTCTCGGTTAGTCGTTGCAGCCACGCTTTAAACAATATCAAATCCATAGTATAATTGCTTAGTCTAAGACTGAACAATTTAATGCGGGATTCAATATGTGGACAAATACTCAACTTGCTTATCTTGCCGGTATTATCGATGGTGAAGGCACCTTTTATATTAGTAATGGTGACCATAGACATAGGATACTTGTTGTTAATACCGACGAAATATTGATTAAGTGGTTGCAAGATAATTTTGGAGGTCTTGTTTATAAAAGAACTAGTAAAGCTCATCCAAATTGGAAAATGAAATATGAATGGCTTATTTGCAAGACTGACATAACTATACTTTGCGAAGCACTTCTTCCTTTTCTCATTTGTAAGAAAAGGCAAGCAGAGGTAATGCTTAAACTTCGAAAAACCTTTTACCAAAGAAAACGAGGTGCTCAAAGAGTCCCTGAGGAACTTAGAGAAATTCGTAATCAGTGTAAGGAGGAAATGACTAAGCTTAATCATCGTAGTTCTTTATCCTAATAAAACGTTTGCTTCTGATTGCCATGGGCTGTTTGCTACGCAGCCTTTAGGTGTCCCAAGATATTTAGAGAAGGTTTTACTGCGCCCAGAAAAGTGTTAAGCGCATCGCCAAGACGCTTTGCAGCGTTGTTCATAACAGGATCGCTATTGGTTAATGTGACTGACTCGTGTATACGAAGCCACATACCATACAATTGCGGCTCTGCATCGATATCTACGCCAGTAAAGTCTACTGGAGCTGGCTCTATACCATCATTTCCGAGTGGTACAATAGCGCTTCCAAGAGGATTATAACGACGCATTCTAATTTTAGGACCAGCATTTTGAGGAAGGTTTTTCATAACAGCACAAGCACTGTGGGGATAGTTAGCCACAGGTGTACTGAGAATCATCTCATCAAAATATGCCTGCACTGGTGATGGCAAGCTGTCTGGTGTAACCATAGGCGATAAACCGGCCATGGGAAACCCCTTTGATAAATAAAAAATGTGATGACTTAGAGCTGGCGAGTCTCTGCGTACGCCGCGTGTGGGTTTGGACGACTTCCCCGAGCAGAGCACTTTTAAAGTGGTAGCTCTAACAATCCAGAACATGTGTGAGTGAACGACGCTCTTACGTTCAAAACATATATACCACAACATGAAGGATTTAGAGTAATAAAAAAACCCAGGAGAGCAGGAGCTAAAACCTGGGTTTTTATCACATGACTAGTGGGACACTCAGTCATGGTTAGGGGGCTTATTAAGCCGTGGGCTTTTAGACTTTTACTTCAAAGTGATTGGCATCGACCTTACCACGTCTCTTGATCAGCTCGTTCAGACATTAATCTGAAGTTAGCACGTCTTTTTGCTTCTGAGATATCACCATTTGCATAAGCGGTAGCTTGAGACAATGGAGACTCTGTTGCAGGAGCAGAAATAGTGGCAGCAGAACGAGGTTTAACACTATTTTGCTTTATAGCAGTCTTTTCTGCCTTGTATGGATCACCATTTACTATGCCGAGCTCTTTTAACTCTTCATAAGCAAGTGCTTGTTTGCGATAAACATTAGGATCATCTGCTATTTGCGCCCACTTTAACGGTTTACGCTTGGCATACTCTTCCAGATTCTTCTCAGTTACTACCAAATCAAAGTCAGGGTACTGCGTACGTAAGTTCTGCTGTATTTGCATATACTCTAGTTGTGCCTTAAGAAGATTAAGCTCTTCAACAGTCTTCTTGTGATGCTTACCTGTTGTAAAATCATCATCATCAAGAGGATCTAGTTGTTCTTTAACCGCCTTTTGCTTGCGACGCTCTTGTTCAAGTTCATATTCAGCTTGTTTAGCACGTCTTTCAAGCTCATCTTGGCGTTCTCTCAGTAACCGAAAGTTATAAGCAGCATCAGACTCACGTTGAGAGGCTTGAGGAGTTTCTTCTTCTGGTTTTGCTTCAACTTCTTGCTGTACTGGCTGCTCTACATCACTAGGAGCAGGAGTTTCTACTTTTTCTTGCACTTGTTGTACTGGTGTTTGTTCAGATATGCCACTTGCTTGATTGAAGTCTGCTTCTGTTTCAAAGTTCATTGCTGTCATGTCATCCAACATAGATATCTCCTTCATTGTTGTCTTGTACAAATGCTAAACCTGCTTGATACTCTTCATGGTTTAATTCACGCGCTATTTTTTCAAGCGTACCATCCTTTAAATCATGAACAAAACCTATAAGAGCGCGTTCACCTTCATTAGCACTTATAGGGTTCTTCAAATAATATAGGCAACGTTCGTTGCTTGGTACGGTCCAGACATATTCAAGTACATCTTCAGATTTGATATATCTATAAACCGTTTGATTGAATGCAGGTGTGGGACAAGTAATACGCGCTACAAAGGTAGAAACCAGTGTACGTAGCATTATCTTGTCTTGCCGAGTAAAGACTTCTATAAAGAAATAAGGCTCTTGAGGATAGAGTTCTTTACCCTTCTCTATATTGCTATAGAGTTCATCAAGGTAAGTACGTTCAGCAGGCTTTTGAGTATCAAGTAAGTCTTGATCAGTCTCTGGACGTTCAGCCTTTTGGCCTTCCATATAGAGTTGACCCGCAGTTGTATCTTTCTTTTTCATTTCTTCACTTCAAAAGGTAGAGGGAGAGGTTCTAAGGCTCTCCCTATCTCATGTCGTTGACGTAGCTCAACGCATGTATTTTACCTTAACGCATATACTTCATTTGCTGAAAGGCCTGCTCATATGTTGTAGTAGGTTGCTTTTCAGCAACTTTATCCTTAGATCTCTGATGAGGCCTTCCGAGGATCTTATCAGCTATCTTCTTACCTTTTCCGTAAGGGATCATTGCAGCGGCCATAACAACTCCTTAGTATCTCGTACTATTAGTACACCGTACTGTTAGTACTTTTGGTTTGATTTACGCTTCGTCTTGGTATCAGCATTCATTTGGTTGGTGATACCTTTGATATCATCTGGGTAGTTACCATACGTAACAAATTCAATCGTAGGGTAATCTTTAATGATTACATCTTCTGGTAAACCGTTACGCTTCTTTGACCCTTTTAACATAGGATCTTCTGCAAAATGACGTGCCATGAGACACTCCTTTTAGTACTACAGACCATCTTATTAGATGCTGCAAGGTTAAACCTCTACCATAGAGGATTTATTTTTTATCTTTAGTTACAGGACAAACGTGAGGATAGTGCACGTTATCCTTAATTGTCTTAGCGACTTCTCTCTCAAAGCACTGCGCTGCTTGGTTGCCCTTCGATATAGCGCCATTCTTATTGTTCTCTATCTTGCTCATCTACTTACCTTTCTTTACGGTACGCGGTTTAGTTTTTTTATTAGGAGTCTTCTCCATCTTCGCAAGAGCTGTATAGTAATCCTTCTTTTCAAGGAGGTGAGCTTCAGCAATCTTCTTAGTCTTTTTAGGATCTCCATGGGTCACGTCCAATTCTTTACCACCTGGTCCAGATTGTGAGTGTTCTTTCTCAACTACTATACCCTTAGCAAGCTCTTTCTTAGGAAGCTTTTTTATCTTCTCTTTTATAGTCTCTTTCTTAGCCATTCTTAACCTTCTTTGTTAATGCTTCTTCAGCAGTCAAACCCTTCTTCAGCCTAAATTCTATTGTAGCTTTTTTTATGCCAACTTCTTCAGACCACTCTCTAGAGTTTTGAGTTTTACCAAAAGCAGTAATCGGGCAACTAACTCTTCTGTTGTTAGCCTGCTCTCTACTTGTAGCCCAACGACAGTTTTCTTTAAAGTAGCCTTTGTCATTATCAATACGATCTAAAGAAGTATTTTCAGGACGCTCACCCATATCTTCAAGAAAGCTTAAGAATGATTCTTTCCATCTATCGCAAACCGTTATGCCTCTACCGCCATAAATATGCCAACGATTAGATGATTTAAGAGTGCAACGCCTTATCATGCAGTCCCAAGACTTGTACGTTCTAGAGCCAGAATTACCTCCTTGAGTTACCTTGTG